TGCAGGGGGCACGACCTGTCTCGGCTATCGCCACCCAACAAACGCATGCTGCCGCTGGGCATCCTGCTGTGGTCACACTTCGCTGAGACTACGGGTGAGTTAGTGATCGCCGGTGATACGTCTGGCTCGATGGGCGCTATCTACCCTGTGCTGTTCGGTGAGATCGCTCGTATCTGTGAGATCGCCAACCCTGAGAAGGTACGCATCGTCTGGTGGGACAGCGCCGTGTGTGGTGAGCAGGTGTTCGAGAAGCAGGACTTCGCTTCTATTGCACAGGCACTGAAGCCACGTGGTGGTGGCGGCACTGAACCGCAGTGTGTGATTGACCACATCCGACAGAACGACATCAAGGCCAAGGGCATCATCTGGCTGACCGATGGCTACTTCTACGGCAACAACAACCTGCAGACCGACATCCCGCAGTTGTGGGGCGTCATTGACAACGACCGCTTCACGCCACCGCAAGGCAAGCTGGTCAACATCTCGTCGCTAGTAGAGGGCGTTTAATTAAACCGAAAGGAGCATGACATGAAAACTACTCGATACAACCTCGACACCTGCGCCATGCTGGTGGAATTCAACGCATCCGTATGGACTGCACGTAAGCTGGACAAGGGCACGACCGATGAAGTCATCAGCACCAAGTCCGCCAAGGCCAAGGACGCAGCACGCGTCAACAAGAACCTGCTGGCTGGTCGCCCTGAACTGGACGTGATCAATCAACAGGTGGGCAAGGTACGTACCTTTGTTTATGACAACACGTTGCCGTGGTCTGACTCCGGCCTGCGCTTGCTGCCGACCGTCAACTTCATGGCGTTCACCGCTCGTATGAATGAGTACGAGGAGGAGTTCAACACGCTGGTGGACAAGTTCGTGGGTGTGTACCCAACGCTGATCACGGCGCAAGCTATGGCACTCGGTGACATGTTCAAGCGTGACGAGTACCCCACCGCCAAGGCTATCGCCGACAAGTTCCGCTTCCGTGTGGGCTACATGCCGGTGCCGACTGCGGGTGACTTCCGGGTGGACGTGGGTAATGCAGCGCAACAAGAACTGCGTCAACAACTTGAGCGGCTGCAGAGTGAGCGTGTCGAGACTGCGATGGCTGACGTACGTGCCCGACTGGGTGATCACTTAAAGCGTATGTCTGACCGGCTGGCTGTCGATGTCATCAACGGTGAGGTCAAGACCCGGCGCTTCCACGACTCGCTAGTCACGGGTGCACTGGAGTTGTGCGAGATCGTCAAGTCGTTGAACGTGGTGGGTGATCAGAACCTTGAGGATACTCGCCGGTCTCTTGCTAACTTATTGTCGGGAGTAGATGCCGATGAACTGCGTAAGAACATGGAAGTACGTACTGACGTGCGTGCCCAAGTGGAGCAACTGCTGGACAAATTTTCTTTCTAATAGAGGTTGCTGGAGTTGTCTAACTATTGACACGCTAAACGTGTCGCGTAAACTGGGCGATGCCCATTAATCAAGGAGATGAAACTATGAGCAAGAAAACAAAACCACTGCCAATCACTGCTGCCAAGATTCTTGAGCAGGTGCAGGCGCGCATGAAAATGCTGGAGTCGAAGTTCGGTTTCAAGTACGCGCTGGTGCAGGATGACTACGGTATTCGTGAGGGGGCGTTGAAAGATCGCGTACCCAAGATGATACGCACACCACGCAACCCTGATGCCAAGTTCGGAGAGATCGCAGCGTATGTCAGGCCGATACTGGAGAACGTAGCGGAAGATGAGTTGGTGCAGATTCCCTACAAGAAGTACCACCCAAGATCGGTGTACTCAACAACACACTCCACAGCAACCCGCTTGTGGGGGCAGAAGGCGTTTGTGATGGAGAAGACCGACAAGTACATCGAAGTGTGGCGCACCGCTGCGGCAGCACACCTTACGGCGTTCTCAAACGAGACAGCCAACATACAGGAAGTTGATGATGCTGTGTGATTGTGGCGGACGTACTGAGGTAGTCAATACCCGTCAGATGGAACAGGGCGTGCGCAGGCAGCGTAAGTGCGTGACCTGCCGCGCTTCGTTCTTGACGACAGAGTATCGAGATGCACCTAAACCAAAACCAGCACCGCCGCCTGTTGTAGAGAAACCGATGGCGAAGAAGGCAGCGGAGATACATCGTAAGAAAGTAGAAGCACGGCGCAAGAATGAAGATCGTCGAAGCTACGTGCCCAACTACTTCATCGAAGAGGAGGATTACTAATGCTACGTGATGGCAAATTCATCAAGGAAGACCCGCCGAAGATCGGCAAGTTCTACGTACCCAAGTTTAAAGAGGACACGCCAACACCAGAGGAGCGGCTGGCGCAGAGCATCCTGCTCAACCATCAAGAGACCAAGTATTCGTTTCTGTCTAAGGTTCTCAGCATTGTGTTGCGGGTATGAGGTACTGGGTCTTTGATGAAGACGGTGTCTTGCTGCGCAAGTTCTGGGACAGGGAGTCTGCGCAGCGTTTCTTACAAGCAGGTTGGCGCTTAGAGATACAACCAAAACCTATTAAGCAAATGCCAACCATCGAAAAATATGGAGAAGCAAGATGGTAAAGAAAAGAAGTTTGCCAGAGAACAAATTGCTGGATACTATCAAGCGGGAGTTGGAGTTACCCAACGATGCGTACCTAGCGCGGCTGTTGAAGGTACCACCTTCTGCTATATCAAAGATCAGATATGGCACCAGCGCCATCACAGCAGAGTTCATCTTGAAGGTGTATGACGCTACGCGGTGGTCAATTGAAGATATTAGGAGTCTACTGCCTTATGCAAACACCAGAGAGCAAAGTGAAGTCTTCAGTTACGAAGATACTTAAACAGCTTGGCATCTATTACTTCTTCCCTGTAACGGGCGGCTACGGTTCGTCTGGTGTACCAGACATCATCTGCTGTTACAACGGCGTGTTCATAGGTATTGAGTGCAAGGCCAACGGCAACAAGCCAACACCTCTGCAAGAAGCACAGATGCAGAAGATACGGCAGGCTGGAGGCTACACCATCGTTATCAACGAGGAGAACGTCTCGATACTGGAGAACTGGCTGACTACTTTACTGGAGCGTTGATGGAACTTGCAAGCGACGAACCAATGTCGGATGAGGAGAAGGTGGAGTACATCGATAAGACGCTGACAGAACTACGCCAGTTTTTAATCGAGGCTTCGCCAAACAAACATGCTGTGCTGCTGATGCTCGACGAGGATGATCATCTGTTGCAGACATTCAACTTCAACACCACGCCGTCATTGGCTGTGATGATGTTGGGTTCTACGATGGAGATGATTCGAGAAGAACTAAGCGGTGTTGCAGCACAACGACTACTTAACTAAACACATGACAAAACCATTTAATCAACTACTCGTAGTGGACTTCGAGACGCGCTGGTCAAGTAAGGAATACACGCTATCGAAGTTGACGACCGAGGAGTACATACGTGACCCGCGCTTCAAGGCGTTCGGTATGTGCATCAAAGAATATGGGGACGAGTTACCAGCAACGTGGGTGCGTGGTGACAAGATACAGGAGTGGGTTGATAGCATCGACTGGTCTAAGACTGCCGTGCTTGCGCACAACGCGCAGTTCGATGTTGCCATTCTCTCTTGGGTGTACGGTGCGCGACCGGTCTTCATATTCGATTCGCTATCGATGGCGCGTGCGCTGCGTGGGGTAGAGGCAGGTAACAGTCTTGCCAAACTTGCAGAGGAGTTCGAGCTACCGCCTAAAGGTCGTGCCGTACACAGCACCGATGGGTTGTCGGACATCAGCTTCGAGGTTGAGCAAGAGCTTGCTGACTACTGCCGCCACGATACGTTCTTGTGTGAAGAAGTTTTCAAACGTCTGTCTGTTGACTTCCCACAGAAAGAGCTTCGACTGATTGACCTGACGTTGAAGATGTTTACCAACCCCGTGCTGGAGCTAGACCCAGACATGCTGCGGGATGCTATTGATGAAGAAAGGGAGAAGCGTGAAGGTCTTTTGGTACGGCTTGGGGTGGACGATGCGACGCTGGCGAGCAACCCTCAATTCGCGGATTTGCTGGCTACTTTGGGATGTGAAGTTCCATACAAGACGAGCAAAACGACGGGCAAGCAAACGCTTGCACTCGCTAAAAACGACGCTCTCTTTCAAGCCCTCCTCAACAGTGAGCGTGAGGAAATTTCACTCTTATGCGAAGCTAGACTCAAGGTCAAGTCCACCCTTGAAAGAACGCGAGCGCAACGTTTCCACGACATCTCGCAACGTGGAACGCTCCCGGTTCCCCTGAACTACTACGGCGCACATACGGGGCGGTGGACTGCATCCAAGGGCAGCGGCATCAACATGCAGAACCTAAAACGTGGCAGCTTCTTGCGCAAAGCAATCATGGCACCGGAGGGCTACTCGCTGGCGGTGTGTGACCTCTCGCAGATCGAACCGCGTGTACTGGCGTGGCTGGCTGGGTACGATGACATGCTGGACATCTTCCGCTCGGGCAAGGATGCCTACTCTATGTTCGGTGCGCAGATGTTCAACATACCGGGCATGACCAAGGAGAGCCACCCTGACCTGCGACAGAGCGCCAAGTCCGCCATGCTGGGCGCGGGGTACAACCTCGGCTGGACAAGTTTCGCTGCGCAGTTGTTGACCGGCTTCCTCGGTGCGCCGCCCATGCGTTACGACAAACGTGTTGCCAAGCTGTTGGGAGTGACACCGGAGAAGGTGCAGCGGTTCCTTGAGTGGGATGTGAACCTTGAGAAGATGGCAACTATCCCGCACACCTGTACGCAGGAGGAGCTAGTCGTGCATTGCTTGGCGGCGAAGGAGATCATCGACAAGTACCGTGCTGCAGCGCAGCCTGTGGTGGACTACTGGGCGATGTGCCAAGACCTGATCCTGCGTTCGTTGCATGAAGGACATGAATATACCCACAAGTGCGTCACATTCAGGAAGGGCGAGGTGGTCTTGCCAAGCGGTCTGTCTTTGCGGTATCCTGAGTTGAAAGGTTCTGCCGATGCCAAGGGGCGCATCCAGTGGGTGTACGGCGAGAGCTTCAAGAAGATGTATGGTGGGAAGCTGACTGAAAACATTGTTCAGGCGGTTGCTCGCTGCGTGATGACTGACGGCATGCTGCGGATACAAAAACGTTATCCGTGCGTATTGACCGTGCACGATGAAGTCGTAGTACTTATTCCTGAAACTGAGGTTTCGGAGGGAGAGGCATGGGTCTACGACCAGATGGTGAAGGAACCGGCGTACCTGCCGGGTATACCGCTCAAGGCGGAGAGTGGCAGTAACCGTCGCTACGGTGACGCAAAACAATAAGGAGGGATGTATGAGGTATTGGATACCAACTGAGATGCAGATTGGTAATAAGAAGTATGTGGTACAGCAGTACGAGAAGTTAGGTAACGGGTACGACAAAGGTGTAGTAGATGTAAAAGCCAAGCGTATTGAGCTAGGCAAGAAAGATGTAGCAGGCAGTAAGTTTTCAGCAGAAGAGCGTTATGAAACCTTGTTTCATGAGATGACGCACGCCATTCTGTATGAGATGAACCACCCGCTGTGGCGCGACGAGAAGTTCGTGAAGCGTTTTGCCAAGCACTTAACGGATGCAATCTGCACCGCACGATAGGAGAAGTAATGCTAACTGAAACAATTAACTACAAAGCGGTGTGGACATGGATCAACGAAGTGTGGGCGAAGTCGTTGGTAGCAGTGGTGTTGTTTGTTATTGGTCTGTGGATAGGCAGCATCACCACCGAGAGCCGCATCGTATCCGACTGCAAGTTCGCTGGTTCATTCCGCGCTGACATACAGGCGTTCAACTGTCAGCGGAGGATTTGATGACCGGAGATGACATTATCCGCATGGCGCGAGAAGCTGGTGGTGATGATTGGGGGCTATTCCGAGACTTCATGCCAGAACTAGAACGCTTTGCCAACCTAGTCGCAGCAGCGGAGCGTGAAGAATGCGCGAAGGTTTGCGAAAACCTAGTTATTGAACATCCGGGGCGTGCCGACCTGACTGCCCAGCAGTGCGCATTTGCTATCCGCGAAAGGGGTGCGCCGTGAGATGTCCTAACTGTAATTTTCGGTCAACGGTAATCGACACACGCCAGCGTAAATCGTATGTCATGCGGCGGCACATTTGCGATGGTTGCAACCTACGTTTTACAACGCACGAAAAAGTTGTCGATACAGGCGAAGTAGCTACAGGCCGCCGAACGCCGGAACACATGGCGGAAATGCGAAAGCAGGCTAATAGGTGGGGCAACAAGGCAACTGAGACATTACTAAAGCGAGGTGCGCCATGAATGAGATTGCTTTGTATAACTTGACGTTTGCGCTGCCCATTTGTGCGGTATGCAACAAGCCGGTAGACAAGATGGAATCCATGTATTTGCCAGACTATGACGGCAAGCTGTTTAGAGCGCACTGCCACGGCAAGACAGAAGACTACATTCTTGGGTCTTACACGATGCTGGATGCCACAGAGATTACGTTTGGCAAAGCATTTACTGCGCCGCAATTAACAGGAGGTGCGCCATGATCACACTAACCCGCGAGGAAGCGCAGCAGGTGCTGGATGTTATTGAAAAAAACATTGTCGGTGTACCGCGCCGACAAGCAAACGATCTACTCCGCGACCGACTCGCGCAGCCTGAACCTGCACCGACAAACAACGGGAGATACTTGACCGGATATAAAGCGCAGCCTGAACCGGAGCCGGTGGCAGACAAGTACCTGATGGAAGTTGAATGCACAAAGTGTGGAGCAAAGCAGGATGGCATTTTGACCGTCAACGCCCCACAACAACGCAACTGGCAGAGGCTGACGGATGAGGAAGTTATGTCGCTGTTGCCCGGTGCAGTCAGGCTCCCACCCGGATGGGTAGATACAGTCCGTGCCATCGAAGCCAAGCTGAAGGAGAAGAACGGATGAAGTACGAAGAGTTTCAAGGCTGGATAGAAAAAAACTGTATGCGCGAGGCGCTCTATAAAGATTCAGAAGGGCGCATCATTCTTGTCATTACGGAGTTGGATGCGTGGGCGATGTGTAACAAGTTTGCAGCGGAAAAGAACAATGCCTGACATCAAACTCTACGACTACCAGAAGATTCCGCACCCACGAGTCAAAGAGACGCTGAACTACTTTGTGCCGGAGAAGAAGACCAGCTTGGTTCTAGCACCAAAAGCACCGTGGGTGGATGGGAATATGTTCTGCTGTTACTACGACGAGAAGGGCAAGCTGATCGGCGTTAGGTTTGTTTACAAGGACGGTACATACAAAGACTTGATTGAGGTGAAACCATGAAAGCATTTCCACTTAAAGCAGTAAATAAGTTTGACGATAGCGAGGGCATGGACTTGCGCGATTACTTTGCAGCCCAAGCTCTTACAGGCGCACAGATTTGGGATGCTGTGTTAAATGGACGCAACTCTGTTTTAGCAGCAAATGGCGTAGATACTTTGGCAGAAGTAGCTTACGCAGTCGCAGATGCAATGATGAAAGCGAGGGAGAAATGAAAAAGCTATTACTAATACTTGCGCTGGTCAGTAACTTTGCCCACGCTGAGACATGGTTTGAGATGCCCAACAAAGGCGGCGGCAAGATCGTGCTGCTCATGAATAAATGCAACAACACTTCTGATGGGCGCGTAGTTATTGCACACGTTCCAGAAGGCACTAACGCCACCGGTTGCTGGACGTATGTTGCAGAAATGATCCTTGTGGTCTGGGATACAGGCAGCATTAGAACTAGCACGTTTGACGCAAGACACTTTACTGTAAGGGAGAGCAAATGACCTGCCCAGACTGCGAACGATACAAACTAAGCGCACAGATGTGGCGCAACGAAGCATACAAACACGCTGGCATAGACCTGCCGTGGAAACCAGAGGAACTGCTGAAGCAAGAGTACGAGCGTGGGTTTGCTGCTGGTTTGCGTTTTGCAAATGAAGTTAAGGACACTGACAAATGAACCTACGCTGGTCGCACTCCGCGCTGAAAGACTTCGAAGGCTGTGC